GACAAAGTACTGTTTGACGCTATGCCAGGTGCAGATGCAAAAACTGAAGAAGATGCAAAAGGATTTGAAGTTGATATGAACTTCGATACCCCTGACGAAGAAGTAGAATTTCCCAAGGAGGACGAAATTGAAGAAGTCGAAGAACTTAAAGCTGAAGAAGAACCAGTTGAAGAGCCTGAAGAGGAAGCAGAAGAGGAAGTCCTTGAAGCAGCAGACGAAAGTGAAGAAGATACAGGAGAAGAAACAGTACTGGCAGAAGATGAAGGAGATACACAACAACCTACTGAACCAGTACAGGAACGACCTGAAGAGCCAAAAGAACCTATGATTCCAAAGTCTAGGTTTGATGAAGTCCTAGCAAAACAAAAAGCACTAGCTAAAAGAGTAGAAGAGTTATCTAACCCTATTGAAAAAATAGACAAAGCTCCAGAGTTCGACTTTGAAGCAAAAGAGTTAGAGTATCAAGACATGATTTTAAATGGCCAACCTACTGACGCTGCAAAAATAAGAGCAGAAATACGAGCAGCTGAAAAACAAACAATGATGTTTGAAGTGCAAAATCAAATGGGCCAGACTGTGCAACAAAGTACAGAAACTATGCGTCTGCAACAAAAAGCAGCCGAAGTTGCAGAGAACAATCCTATTTTAGACGAAGGCAGCCCTCAGTATGATGAAGTTAAAACTCAAGAAGTGTTAGGTTTAAGAGATGCTTATATTATCCAAGGCTATGAAGGCGCAGATGCTTTACAAAAAGCAGTAGATTTATTGATGCCTACTAGTATTGATCCGGCGCCTATAAACGCACCGGACTCTGTACAACAGCAAGTAGCTCAGAAAAAACAAGTAGCTAATACTAAAAATAAATTAAAAGCAGCTGAAAAACAACCACCAGCTTTAAAAGGTAAAAATAAAGTAGAGAAAAAATTTGATGTAAGCACTATGTCAGTAGATGAGTTCGATGCTTTGCCTTCTGAAACTTTAAGCAGAATGCGTGGCGATTTCGGATAAATGGTGGTATATTAAAAATAAGTTCGCACGTAAGAGCGATATCTTACCAGGGTCGTTCCTGTAAAACATACGTATTCGCCCGTCCAAGGCGTTAAATTGACCGGGGTCGTGTCCGCAAATAACGAGAGCGTTATCCCAACGAAATAGGGTACACGGATAAAAGTCGCTCCAATAAGTCGACTGGTTAATAAACATTAATGATAGGAGACTTATCATGGCAAATACAAACTTTGCTGCGTTGACCAGTGAACAATTAACGATCTGGTCTCGTGATTTCTGGCGTGTAGCTAGAAATATGTCTTTCATTAACCAATTCGCGGGTAGCGGATCTAACGCAATGGTTCAGACTATATCTGAACTTACTCAATCAGAAAAAGGAGCTAGAGCTGTATTAACACTTTTAGCCGATATGACTGGTGATGGTATTGTTGGAGACAACACTCTCGAAGGAAATGAAGAGGCACTAAGAGCTTTCGACATAGTCGTAGGACTCGATCAACTAAGATTTGCGAACAGACTGTCTGGTAGACTGGCTGATCAAAAATCAGTTGTGAACTTTAGGGAACATTCAAGAGATGCTCTTGCTTATGCAATGGCTGACAGAATGGACCAATTAGCGTTCCTTACTTTAAGTGGTATTGGATATAACTTGAAAAACAATGGTGGTCTAAGACCGTCAATGAATTCAGGTCAAAATCTAAATGACTTAGCGTTTGGTTCAGATGTATCCGCTCCAACTTCTAATAGACATAGAAGATTTGATGCTACTAATGGTATCGTGGCTGGTGATGTTACTGCAACTGCTGCAGTCGACAAACTAAGCTATGGTGGTATTGTTGATCTAAAAGCTTATGCTAAAGATCAGTACATCAGAGGAATGAGAGGCGCAGGTAATGATGAAACATATCATTTATTTGTAACACCTCAAGTAATGGCCGACCTAAAACTCGATTCAGATTTTCTTGCTAACGTAAGACAAGCTGGAGTAAGAGGACCTGGTTCAAGCTTATTCTCTGGTTCTTCAAGTCTAATGGTTGATGGCATAATGGTTCACGAGTTTAGACACGTGTTTAACACCACTGGCGCAACAGCAGGTACTTCAAGTAATGCTGGAGCTGCTGGGTACAAATGGGGTGCAAACGCTGACGTAAACGGATCTGCATGTCTATTCTGTGGTGCTCAAGCATTAGCTATGGCTGATATTGGTGCTCCAGAGATAGTAGAAGATACATTCGACTACGGAAACCAGAACGGTATTTCAATTGGTAAAATATTTGGTCTTAAGAAGCCTAAGTATCATTCAGATGTCACAGGACAATCTGAAGACTTTGGTGTTATTAGATTAGATGTAGCATACTAATTGTGGTATATTTTATGGGTGGCTTTTAAAGTCACCCATATTTAAGGAGTAAAGATTATGTGGATAGTATCAAAAGAAGACAAGTATGTAGCCTCAACTTGGGGTGCAAGTATTAATTTACAAGCAAATGAACCTAGACAAGTCGGACATGACATGGGGTTACTTTGTTTGCAAGCAGGTTGTACAGAAGTACAAGAATCAGAAGTTCCAGCAATGGCTCCTGCACCTGTAGAAGAACCGGTTGTAGAAGAAGTTATAGAAGAAATTGCAGAAGAGGTTGTAGAACCTGTTGAAGAAATTTCTATAGACTTAGAAGCTATGACTAAAATACAGCTAGAAGAACATGGTCGCACTATGGGCATAGAGCTCGATAGGCGTAAAAAGAAATCAGATTTAATTGAGGAATTAAAAGCAGCGGAGTAATACATTATGGCAGGGACACTTACAGGCGCTAACTTACTTAGCAGAATTCAAGACACCTTACAGGACACTACTAGTGTTAGGTGGCCAGAAGCTGAGTTACTTAGGTATATAAACGATGCTCAAAGAGAAATTGTAAATTTCAGACCTGAGTCATCAGCAACAACCTCTAACGTACAGTTAGTTACAGGTACAAAACAAGCTTTACCATCTGGTGGTTTAAGGTTAATTAAATTAACTAGAAACATGTCTGCAGCTAGCGGAAGTGCTACTGGTAAAAGAGCTATTAGAATAGTAAACGCTGATATTTTAAATACACAAGAACCAGATTGGAACGATCCAACTGTATCTGGAGATGCAGCCCACGGAACAATAGTTAAACATTATATGTTTGATGAAGATGATCCAAGGAACTTTTATGTGTATCCAGGGGTAGCTGGGAATGCTTTTGTAGAAATTGTATTTTCTAATTCACCAACAGATCTAGCAAATAGTTCTGCAACTATTAGTGTAGATGATATATATGCAAATGCGATTATTGATTTCGTGTTGTATAGAGCGTATATGAAAGATGCAGAGTACGCAGGAAATGCACAAAGAGCACAAAATCATTATCAGCTATTTACAGCTAGTATTGGACAAGGCGGACAAGCTCAAATGTTGTTAGACCCAAATAATGATCCAGTTTCTAACTTAGGCGCTGTTCCTAGGGTAATGCAACAGCAAGGTAGGTAAATGTGGCGGCCTACTCTTCTTTAGTTAAAGAAGTTCTACCTTACGTACCTTTGTGTCCAGACTCTTTGGTAGAACAAAACTTACGTTCTGCAACAATAGAGTTTTGTGAAAGATCAAAAGCATATATTCTCGACATAGACCCTTTTAGTACAATTTCGGGTGTATTTGAATATGACTTTGACATACCCACAGGCACAGAAGTACACCAAGTCTTACTAATGACCCACGATGGTAATGACATGGACCCTATTAGCCCACGTAGCCTGGAGTTAAATTATCCAGATTGGAGAAATAGAACAGGCAATCCCCACGTTTATTTACAAAAAACACCTTCTACTTTTTGGATAGTTCCAGTACCAAGTGGGCCAAAACAAGTTATAGCAAGCGTAGCTTTAAAACCAAGTAGAACTTCAAACAACATAGATACTGTAATTTCTAATCAATATAGAGATGCAATTATATATGGCACTTTATATAGATTACTACGCATGCCAAATAGAGAATGGTCTGATGTAGGAGCAGCACAAGAATATAGTTTTCAGTTTAATCAAGAAATAAAACAAGCAGAATTAAGGGCCCGAGGCGGAGACCTTGGGGTAAAAAGAACTGTTAAGTACAAAGGAATAGGTATGCCAAGGAGACGGTATGGAAAGTACGGAAAGGAAATCGACTACTAAAGATCTTGTTCCTGTTGATATTCGAACTTGTTGGGAAGAAGTAAAGCCTGGCATAGTTGAAATACTTAAAGATAGAACTTTAAGCTATAGACCTGAAGATGTTTATGCAGCTTGTGTGTCAGAACAAGCTTTTTTGTACAAGGCTGCTTTTGGGTTTGTAATACTTACGGTAGAGGTTGATGAGTTTA